CGCTTGCCCTGCTTCCTCACGTTCATCCGTATTCATGATACGCCAGCGCCTATAGTTCGCGTCTCTGTCCTGCTCGTGATCATACTTGAACTCGTCCATGCAATTCTCCACTCAGGGTACTGGGGCAGGGAGGGTACAGTGTTTCAAAAATTTCATAACACCCTAGAGACTTCAGAGACTCACGGTGTGCTGTATACCTATACCTATATATTATTATTATTATTAATTAGTAGTACCCTACCCTACCCTGTTAATAAAAGACCACAAATCAATAACTTACAACAACTGTCCACAGGGCAGCATTTCACCTACCCTCAAAAATCCTTAGTCCAACCGCCAGAAAACTTATCAGCATTCCCAACTTCCACTTTTGTGTAGTCCAGATCGTACACCTTTTTGCCGTTACTCTTTCGCGGTTCCAGCCCGTGAGCCGCGAGTACCCTGCTCGCGTCCTTGATGTCTGGCATCCTCGGCTGGCTAATTCCGAGGTCACGCAGCAGCTTTGTCATCTGCACTGGCTTGGTATTCAGGCTCTGGAAATGAACGTGTTCGAGTATCAGATCCTCGACGCTGGACTGTGTGCGATAGTATTCGTTTGAGTCTTGCAGGCTGTCCCGTTGCGCCTGATCCAAGTACCAGTTCACGCCCTTGTCGTACAGCGTCTCCTTTACCTCGGCCCACACCTGCTGCATATCAAGCCCGTGGTTTGCATCAATAGCGGTGACAGGCACGACCCAGAATCGTCGGTTGCCGCTGGTATCGGTCAAAAACTCACGGGCGTTGACGCTTGCGTAGAAGCTCGTGCGTCTCTGGTACGTCGTACTGGCGCGGTCATAAGGAAGCCGTAGCTCGTCAACCTTTTTGGTTACAAACGCCTTGAGCTGATCGATATCGCTCTTCTTAAACGTAGATTCGATCTCGCCTAACTCAACAATCCAGTGGCTTACCGCAAGCTTCACGCTGTCCTTGTCGCTAGGGTTGAGCGTAGCGCCTTCTAGTAGCCATCCCTGCTCGTAATCTGCCAGCCGCTTGAACCACAGCGTCTTACCCAGCCCTTGAGCGCCTTGGAACACCAGTATGCCCTCTAAAGCTACGCCATTGGGTTCGCAAGCCGCTGCTACGCAGGAAACCAGCCACTTAGTCATCAGCATCTCTTTGAGTGGCTCATTGCTGCTCTTGATGGTGCCGAGGAACTCTTTCAGTCGGCTTGTGCCGTCCCACGGCTTGTGCTCCATCCACTCTCGCACTGGGTTGTACTCTCTTGCCAATAGCTTCAGATAGTCGCGCACCTTCATGTGCGGCACACCAATCTGTATGCAGCGATCCTCGATCTCAATGAGTGCAGACTCGTCACGCATGTCGGCAATGAAGTCGGTGTGGGGGATGCTTATCTCCATGTTCTTCTTGATCACGTTATAGCGCACATCGATCTGGTTTACCGTCAAGACACCGCGCACGTTGTCCTTCGTGTTTAGAAACCGTCCCTTTTCCGTTTTGTTCCAGTCATATTCGACTGGCACCTCCACATTATTAAGCTCAGGCATCAGCTCGCCTTCTACGGCGTGGTCGTTGTAGTCGCCCTTGGACTGCGGCATCAATACCTCAGCCTGCGAACCCTTCTTCTGCACAGTCTGCGCGGCCTTTATTGCTTCCTTCTCACCCGTCTTCGTGTCATCGAAGTCTGCAATGAAGACGTGCTTGGCCTTTGGAAAGTAGCCGCTAATGGTGTCTGCGACTGGGCTTAGGTTGTAGGCGTCGAAACAAACCACGACTGGCTGGCCCAAGTCTGCGAAGTAGCTGGCTCCCGTAGCGTAGCCCTCGACGTAGTTGATGGTGTGGGCAGTACGCATGGAGTTTGGGTCGATAACAAAGAACGACCCCTTCTTCTTTGTACCAGTGAGAAACTTTTTGCTGCCATCGCCGTCAATGAACTGCAAGCCAGCGATCTTGAGCTTCGCGTCCAAAACTGGCACCACAAGCTTACCGCCCTGCGTCTCTCGTAGACCGTGGTTGGTGACGCCCTTGCGTTCAAGGTAGGGGTTATTGTCTGTGGCTTCAGGGTAGGCGTCCCACATCTGCTTGGCGCGAGCTGCTGCCTGCTTGTGCTTTTCCTCACGCTCTGCTGCGGCCTGCTCAGTCAGCCTCCGCATCTCTTCGCGCTGCTCGTCGGTCATCCTGTGGTTCGCCGCATTCTCAGGCTTCCACGTCGCTGTTGGCTCGTCGTTACTCACGGTTCGATCACCACAACGACCAAACGCAACCTCTTGGTCAGGCCAGAACTGATACCAGCCGACCAACTTCTGCTGACCGCCAACGTCCATGTAGGCACGGCCAATATCACCGCCGACAACCAATCCCTTCTTGGGATCGGGCGTCATACCGTTATCTAACAAGAAGTCTAAGAACTCCGCTCGTGTGTCTCCGCTCAGTGGCCTGCTAAAATCTTTTGAGTTCCCATCCGTTATCTTCAATCCCATCAACTTTTCCCTTGTACACATTTTTCCAATTAGTGTAGGATAGTACAACTTCTTACATAACTACAAGGAAAAGCGGATGGCAATCATAGCATCAGGTGGTGGCGGCAGTGACTTCGAGCAGGTTCCGACTGGCACCCATAATGCAATCTGTTACAAGCTCGTGGACGCTGGCACCTCACTCAATGACTTTCAAGGCGAGATCAGCAAGAAGCACAACGTGTTTATCTTCTGGGAACTGCCTGAGCTGCGGATGGCCGATGACCGACCTATGGTGATCAACTGCCAGTACACGCTGTCACTGAATGAACGGGCCAAGCTGCGGCAGCATTTGCAGGCGTGGCGCAACAAGTCTTTTACCGAGGAAGAGCTGAAGTCGTTTGATCTCACCAAGATTCTAGGCACGACCTGCAAGGTCGATGTCGGCCTGACCAGTGGCGGCAACGCCAAGGTAGTCGGCGTGTTCTGCGCCGATGGTGGGGCCAAGAAGGTTGCGACGGTTAACGAGCAGCAGGTCTTTGATCTCGAAGACTACTGCAAAGAGTTTTCTGGCGAGTCCGATGAAGCGAGCAAGAAAGCCTGCGACATCTTCGAGGAGCTACCACGGTTTATGCAGTGGCAAATCGGTGGCTGCGACGAGCAGGGTAAGGAGCCTGTAGAGCCATGCTTTGAGGTTCAGGCTGCGATGAAGAAGGGCGGTGGAGCAGCGACAGCAGTTGCTGAAGAGCCAGCACCTGAGCCTGAGCCTGCGGTTGCAGAAGAAGACTTTGAAGATGACATACCGTTCTAGGGGGTAGCATGATCACAATCAAACAACGCGACATGCTGCACCACGCAGTGGTCGAATACTCGCGCAAAAAGAACGTCAAGGTGAGCACTGCGGTGAGCGCAGTGGCCCTTGAAGTTGGTGTAGATCGCAACACGATTAAGGACATTATCTTTAAGAAGGCAGGCTGTTCGAGCGCAACCTTGGCAAAGCTGAAGCGATTTTTTGATTCGACCAATCTGATCAAAGGCTTCAAAGGCAACAAGCTGGCGGAGCATTTGGATGAATGGATTGGGTCGAAGCCAACCAAGCCGAAAGACATGATCAATAGCCCGTCGCACTATGCTTCGGGTGAGGTCGAGTGCATTGACGCAATGGTGTCGGCTTTCGGGTTACAGCGTGTGCAGGAATACGCTGAGATTGCGGCGTTCAAATACAACTGGCGCTCCAACAAGAAGGGCAACCCCAGCGAGGACAAGAGCAAGGCCATATGGTACTTGCGCTACTCGATGGGCGATGACCCTCGAAAGTCGTGATGAGGCTTTCTGTAGCGCGTCAATTTGGGGTAGCGAAATTCACAACATACGCATTGGTTCTATCCTTTGTTGTTGGCTTCCTGCTTGGAGCTTTTGTCGTATAGTTGTGGCAGGTCTGGGTATCATCACGCCCTCCAGCTCGTTCCCGTCCGAGTAGACCGTAGGCGGGATTTTTTAGGCCAACAGACCTTGGTTTTCTCCTTTGTTGACTAGGTTTGTGGTAAGCCCTCCCCAGTTAGGGTGGTCGAAAACTGGACTGGTCAGGGTGGTTTTAGTACGCCACCTCACTTGGACGTTCCCGTCCGTCTATGACCAAAGGCGGGGCTAACATACTTGGAGGAATCGTGAGCAGTTTATTTTTGAAAGCCTACCAAGCGCAGCAGAAGTATCAAAACCAAAAGGCCAAGGCTCAAGCTTTGCTGTTAGAGCAGAAGCGCAAAAAGTTTATGGAAACGACGAGCAAGCCAAACATCAAAGACAGCCAGATCATGCAGATACTGTTTATGGTCAAGCAAGGGCTGAGCGGAGCGTCGATTGCCAGAGAGCTGGGGCTTAGCCCAAGCGTGGTCTACAACAGCACTCGCAGATACACGCTGGTCGAGAACCCAGAGACTGGCGGGTATTGGTTTGAAAGAACGCATAAAATTTAACGGAGAAAGCAGTGTCAATAATAGTCGAGCCAAAGAAAAGCTTTGACCTTGAGGTTTTGATTACCACAGTTAAACACATGAGGGTCGAAGCCCACTCGCTGAGTGACGCCAAGGATTTGGCGCTGATTGAATCGCGCAAACACTTCGGCGAAGACTTTCGCCGCGTCGATATTGTTGAGGCGTCGGAGGACTAATGGAACAAGAAAGTTTTTTTGGCGAACCAGATTCTTGGTGGGTGGAGCACTGGCAGGGTATGCCTGAGTTTGTTCAGGACAAACAAGAGCCATTCGCTTGCATCAACATGCGGTTTGAAACAGAGCAAGACCTGAAAGAGTTTGCAAAGCTAATAAACCAAACGCTTACACCAAAAACAAAAAGCATCTGGTTTCCATTCAAGTCTCACTGGGGCGCAGAGCACAACATGATGGCTTGGGTTGATGGCGATGAACCCTGAGTACCCAATATATATTGTCAGCAAGGGTCGGTGGCACAATGGGCTAACAGCCAAAGCTTTGACCCGCATGGGTGTGCCGTTCAAGGTTATTGTTGAAGCTCATGAGCTTGAAAACTACGCAGACGCTGTAGGCCGAAAAAAGTTGTTAGCGCTGCCGCAAAAGTATCTGGACAAATACGACACATGCGACGATGAGCATGGCAAATCAAAAGGACCGGGCGCTGCTAGAAACTTTGCTTGGGATCACTCGGTTGCTGAGGGCCATACATCTCATTGGGTGATGGATGATAACCTCGATGACTTTCATCGGTTGAACCGAAACCAAAAAGTATCGGTGCGGACAGGGGCAACGCTCAGGGCTGCTGAAGATTTTGTTGACCGCTACGAGAACGTGGCAATCAGTGGTCTGAACTATTACTCATTTTGCAAATCAACAGACTCGGTGCCGCCATTTGTTTTGAACACTAGGATTTATAGTTGCCTACTGATAAGAAACGACATCCCTTATCGTTGGCGTGGGCGTTACAACGAAGACACCGACATCTGTTTGCGAGTCCTAAAGGACGGTTACTGCACGGTGCAGTTCAATGCTTTTTTGTGTGGAAAAGTAACAACTCAAAGAATGTCTGGCGGTAACACCAAAGAGTTTTATTCAGGCGAAGGCACCAAGCCAAAAAGCCAGATGCTTGCAGACCTTCACCCTGATGTTGCGTCCGTCGTTTGGCGTTTCAATCGATGGCATCACCACGTCGATTACAAGCCGTTCAAAGACAACAAGCTGATTAGAAAAAACTCAAAAGTATGTCATGGCGTCAATGAGTACGGCATGGTCTTAAAACCAAAAGCTAAGGATAAGTGATGGAATTCAAAGTAGGCATTTACGAGGATCTGGATTACCCAACGTATGACTCGATACCCGCTTGGCGATCTCACGATCTGAGCGCCATAGCTAAGTGTCCGTTCACTTGGAAAAACCAAACCTTTAACAACTCACCAGCTCTGCTCGAAGGCAGGGTGCAGCACACGGTTTTTCTGGAGCACCACAAGTTCTTTGACGAGTTCGCCATAGAGCCAGCGGTTGATAAGCGCACCAAGGCTGGCAAAGCCGAATACGCCGAGTGGCTTGAGGATCTGGGTGATAAGACGGCCTGCAAGCAAGACCTGTACGACATCTGCATGGAAAGGCGCGAGGTTGTTTCTGAGTTCATTCCCAAGCCAGAACACGGTGTTGAGCTGACGCTGTGTTGGATCTGGAATGGTCAGCCGTGCAAGGGCAAGTTGGATTGGCACACTGGCACTGACATTTGGGACTTCAAGACCTGCCGCGACGCCTCACCTCGTGGCTTTAGAAGCGCGATCAACACGTTCCGCTATCATCAGCAGGCTGCGTACTACTTGGCTGGCTGCAAGGCCGTGGGACTGCCCACAGAGAAGTTTTACTTCTTAGCCCAAGAGAAGGCTCACCCGTATCCGTTTGGCGTCTACACACTGTCTGATGAAGCCATAGCGTATGCCGACGCCCAGAACGAGCAGGCAATGGCTGTCGGCATCAAGTGCCGTGAGCAAGACCTGTACCTACCTTACAACCAACAAGGGATCAAAGAGTTTGGCCTTACCGA